GGCGATCTGTCAATCGCTGTTTCTTCTGGCGTTGCTACGCTGACATCCGACAACAACTCGGTGTCTAATCCCTTGAACTTCACGACCCTTGGTCTCACAGTTGGTCAGGCCATTCATATTGGTGGCGCAACAGCTTCTAATCAGTTCTCAGCGGGCGCTGGCTATGGCCGGATTGTCACCATTGCCGCTCAGACTATGACGCTCGACAAGCTGGATTCAACAATTGCTGCAGACACTGGCGCTTCGGAAACAGTTGATCTCTTGTTTGGTCGCTTCATCCGCAACGTGTCGGTGGATCACGCTGACTATCTGGAAACCAGCTATCAGTTTGAAGCTTCATTTGATAACTTGGACTCTGGCGGTGCCACTGAGTATGAGTATTCAAAGGGCAACCTGTGCAATCAGATCGTTATGAACTTGTCAATCACGGACAAAGCCACTGGCACCTTTGGGTTCATTGGGACAGACACAGAAGTCCCAACAACAACTCGGAAGTCATTGGCTTCAAGCCCACGCACTGCCACAAAGACTGCGGCGCTCAACACTTCTGCGGACATCGCACGGTTGCGAATTACACAGGTTGATGGGACTGGTCTGACAACGGATTTCAAATCTCTGTCCATCACATTGAGCAACAATGTGTCGCCAGAAAAAGTCCTCGCAAAACTGGGCGCAGCGTATATGAACGCTGGCAACTTCAATGTGGATATTGAAGCACAGATTCTGTTTACCAACAGTGACGTGACTTCTGCCATCCGCAACAATACTACGGTGACAATGGATTTCCGTCTCAAGAACGATGACGGTTGTATCGCCATTGACATCCCAAGCATGACACTTGGCGGCGGGGCTAAAGAATTCCCTGTCAATGAGACAGTGCTGATGAATACCACTGGTGAGGCCTTCAAGGATGCTACCTTGAATACATCGCTCAGTGTAAGCCTATTCCCGACTGTGCCTGCTTAAAGGCCGGGGATTACGGGGTGCGGCGGTCTGTCGGGGGACGCCGCACCTCTCATTCAATCCTCCGATGATCCTAACCCGAAAGGTTATAATGATGACAACCCCTAAGCTAGATTTTTCAAACATCACCAATCTCAAAGTTGAGAAGGACGCGGTTGCGGACTACAAATCTTATGAGCTTGGCAATGACGATGGCCCGGCGGTGTTTCAGATGGCTCCGGCCATGGAAGCAAACCCTGCCTATTGGAACGCCTTCCTTGCTGAATCAACAGACATCCAGCACATGGCCAAAAAAGGCAAAGCCAATTCTAAGTTGTTGGTGGCGGCTCGCAAGATTGACCGCACCCTCTATCCGCTTCACATCATCAAGGGCTGGTCCAACTTCAAGGACGCGAATGGGGTTGAAGTCCCTTTCACCCTTGAAAACTGCCAGCATCTTTTTGGAGACAGCGTTGTCCCCAATGAGGTTTTTGACAAGTTCCGCGAAACTGCGGCGGATGATACCAACTACAACATTGGCACAATCAACGCCTCTGCTATCGGAAAAAAGTAGCAGCCCGGCTTGAATACGAACTGCGCCTCAATAGGGATTCGTTCTCTATTGAGGCTGCAATCGCAAAGGGTCGGGCGCTCCCTGACTGGTATAATGCCGTTGAAGACCCTATCCCCAGTGAGCAGTTTTACATGGACTGCTTCAATGAGTTGGACACCGATAGGCCGGATTGCCAATACGGGGTAGCTCGCATCCGCTGGAAGGACATTCTTGAGTATGCAGCATTCAAAGGCATCTACCCTAAGAACTGGCAAGCCTTCACAGACATCATCCGCGAGATGGAGAATACTTTTATCAAGTGGACATTGGCCGAACGAAAACGTATAGCCAACCACTAAGGAACCATCGGAACGCTAGGGGGCTGATTGATGGCTGATTTTCGTATCAGAGTTGTAGTTGACCCCTCCGGTGCAGTCCGGGGCACAAAGGTAACAGAACGCGCTCTTGATGGCGTTGGCACAAAGGCGACTGCGGTTAGCAGGCTCTTGGGCCGGGTCTTCCTTTTCAGTTCTATTATTGGCGGCATCTCTCGCGCAATCCGGGTCTTGGCCAGCTTTGAGCAAGCGATGTCAACTGTTGCTGGTGTGACCGGGGCAACCGCTGCCCAATTCCGCGATCTGAATGATGTAGCAAGGCAACTGGGTGCAACAACCCGGTTCTCTGCTACTGAGGCTGCACAGGGCATGGAGTTCTTGGCCCGTGCAGGTTTCAACGCAACCCAAGTCTTAGAAGCCACAGCGGGCACCCTGCTCTTGGCACAGGCTGGCGCATTGGGCGTTGCTCGCGCGGCGGACATCGCAACAAACATCCTAAAAGGTTTTGGTCTTGAAGTTGACCAGATGGGCCGAACAACGGATGTTCTGGCTGCGGTAGCTTCGCGGACCAATACCAACATCTCCCAGATGGGCGATGCCATGAAATTTGTTGCACCTCTGGCCAAAGGCCTTGGGGTCTCCATGGAAGAAACAGCGGCTGCGGTTGGTATCTTATCCAACTCAGGCCTGCAAGCGAGTATCGCGGGCACGGGTCTCCGCCGGGTTCTTTCTGAGCTTGAAAGCCCAACCACCAAAACCAAGAAGATTATGAAGTCCCTCAATGTTGATGCTAGGGATTTCAAGGTTTCGGTTGTGGGCCTGACAGAAGCTCTCCGGGTGGTTCGCACTGCGGGCGTTGATGCTGGTCTGGGGATGGAACTGTTTGGTGAACGTGGCGGTCCAGCGTTTGAGGTTATGGCCAGTGGTATCGGTGAGATTCAAAAGCTGACTGGCGAGCTAGGGAATGTGACGGGCTTTGCTGAGAAGCTGGCTGCAATCATGGATGACAACCTCAACGGGGCCTTGCTGGCTGTGAGGTCGGCTTTAGAGGCTGTTGTGCTGGCATTGGGCGAAGCAGGGGCCTCTGGTGCCCTCACAGCCATGTTCAGGGGCCTAGCGGGCGCTCTGCGCTTTGTGGCGCGTAACATGGACATCATCCTTCCCCTTGCTGAATTCCTCGCAATCGTCTGGGGCGTCCGGTGGGTGGCCTCTCTCAATCTAGTGAACCTCTTGCTTGGTAAGAACGTGGCCGCTCTGGTAGCGCAACGTGTTGCCATGGGCCAGTCTGCGGGCGTTGCTGCCATCTTCGGCTCGACAATGCAGGCAGCGGCGCGGGGCGTCTGGGGTTTGACAGCGGCCATCGCAGTAAACCCAATTGGCTTCTTACTTACCTTACTTGCCGCAACAATTGCCGCGTTGACCATTTTCCGTCACAAGATCGCGGTGTCTGCGGATGGGATCGTCACTTTGGGCGATTACTTCACCGCTGCATTCCAGATTATGGCTCCGCTGGTTGAGAAGGTAGCCAAAGCCCTCACAGTATCATTCAACAATCTGTTTGGCCCTCTGGGCTTGAAGATCGCAGGGCTGGGAGACTTGTTCCGCCTTATCTTTACAGGCATTGGCAAGGGCGCAGTGTTTGTCATCAATAAGATGGCGGCTCTCTGGACTGCACTATTTGAGGCAACTGTGGCCCTCTGGGACAACTTCCCACAGGCGATGGAGCAGATAGGCCGCAGGGCGGTCAATGGTTTGATCCAAACAGTGGTCAAGGGATTGCAATTCCTTACTGAGAAACTGAATAGCCTTCCGGGGGTGAACATCCCTATTGATAAGTCCTTGGCGGGCTTCCAGTTGCTTGAGATTGAAGCGATTGATGCCGCCGGAGGTGTGAGGGATGCGTTTACAGATGCGTTTTCGCGGGACTTTATTGGAGAGATTTTTGGTGGGATTGATGATGTGGCTCGCAGGGCCGCAGAAGAACGCATTGCCCTTGAGAAATTAGCCACGAAGATCAAATCCACTGGGTTCGGCAGCGCTGACCCGCTGACTGAGGCTGCGACCATCACAGACTTGGATGGCAAAGCTGCGAAACGTATGCAGAAGAAGCTTGACCTGATTGGTAAAATCAATCGTGAGCTTGCGCATGAGAAATCCATCCTTGGCCTGAATAACGATCAGTTGGCAATTGAGAACAAGCTCCGGGCAATCACTGAGCAGTTCATCAAGAACAAAACCCCACTGACCTTGGAGCAGACAGCGGCATATAAAGCCCAGCTTGAAGAAATTCAGGGTCTGGCCAAGGGCTTTGATCTGATCCAGACCTCCGCCGAATCAGTGTTTGGGAATATTGGCAGTGCGCTTGACAACTTCATTGATACCGGAAAGCTGAATTTCGGTAATTTGGCCCAGAGCATTATCAAGGACTTGGCCAAGATTGCTTTGAAAGCTTTCTTGATCCAGCCTCTAATCCAAGGGATCACAGGGGCCTTTGGTGGGAGCGGCTTCATCTCAGGTTTCAACAACACTCTGCCTAAGTTCCAGCACGGCGGGTCTATGATCGCTGGTGGAACAGGTGGCCCGGATAGTCAGTTGATGATGGCCCGCGTTAGCCCCGGTGAGCGCGTGGACTTTACTCCGCGTGGAAAGCAGGGTAACAACGGTGGCGGAAACAACATAACTTTCAACATAACTACCCCCGATGCCGCGAGTTTCCAAAAGAGCCAGTCTCAGATGGCAGCATCCGCAAGTCGCGCTATTAGTCGGGGACAGAGGAATCAATAATGGCATTTGATGAAGTCCAATTCAGCAATGAGATTTCTAGGGGCGCAGTCTCCACTCAACAGCGCCTGACCGATGTAGTGACATTGCGGTCAGGTTTTGAGGAACGAAATACCATCTGGGCAAACACTCGCCGCACCTTCAACGTGGCGCTTGGCATTCAGAATTTGGATGACATCTACGCGGTTCAAGAGTTCTGGGAAGGTCGGCGCGGAGCGCTTCGCGGCTTCCGGTTCAAGGACTGGTCGGACTACAAATCCAAGGCCCCCGGTGCCACGCTCACCAATACCGATCAGGCGATGCTGGCAATCACTGCTACTACTTTCCAGTTGCAGAAGGTTTATTCCGCTGCGACCAACCCATGGACCCGCGAGATTACTAAGCCCGTTAACAACGGCACAATCACAGTCGCTGATGGAACTGGCGCTCTGCTTGAGACAACCAACTATACTGTGGATTACACCACTGGGATCGTCACCTTTGGCATCACCCCCACAGGCACCCCAACCGCAGGTTTTGAGTTTGATGTCCCTTGCCGATTCGCTGATGACAGTATTGACATCAGCATTGAGTTGGTAAACGTCGGAGCATTGCCTGACATCAACATCAAAGAAATTCGAGTGTAACCCATGAGCAAGACTCTCCCCGCAGGACTTCAAGCGCATTTGGATACTGGCGTCACAACCATGGCGCAGTGCTGGCGTATCACTCGCAAGGATGATGGGTGGAGTGCAATTGATCCAAACTTCCTTGGGATGACTTACCTTACTGACCCCGGAAGCGGTGGATCAGGGAACTTCCTTGCTGCGGCCCTTGATTGGGTCACAACAAATACCGAAGTCCCAGCGGTGACCAGCACTTCCTTTGACACTGCAACGCCTGTGGGCAACTCCATCGTGGTCAAGACTTTCAAGGTAGAAGATTACAATATCTCAACCACTGATATTGATGCGGGGGATGTGACCCTTGATATGTCTGTTCTCCAAACATGGATTGGCGCTGGCCCAAGTCTGCGGACCCAAATCTTTGCCCTGCCTGACAACGTGGGCGTCCCCGATTTCGCAAGCCCCATATCTACCCTCATAGATGAATCAGACTCAACCTCAATCTCTGTTCACACTGCCACCTCATCTGATTCGGCGGTTCTGCCTGCTACCACCCGGTGGCTTCAAGTCAAGTTCACAGTGATTGACAACGCAACCATCTCAGACGTTGACCTGTCTTTCTTGGTAGGCGGAATGGGGGCTGCCACGATCCAAGGCTTCACAGAGCATGATCTGGACCTGACATTTGATGGCACCACCTTCCTTGCAGCCAGCGGGTTCACCGCGTCTCAAATTCAGTCAGAGCTTGGCCTGAATGTGGATAACCTGAACGTGGACGGGGCACTGAGCGCGGCCACCTTGAATGAGGATGATCTGGCTTCGGGGTTCTATGATGGCGCACTGGTTGAACTGTTCTTGGTGAACTTTGAGGACGTGTCCCAACACATCCTTTTGTTGCAGGGAACCATTGGTGAGGTGAAGCGTTTCAAGACAGAATTCAGCGCAGAGATTCGGAGCTTGACACACAAGCTTCAACAGAAGACCGGGCGCACTTTCCAGCGGTATTGTGATGCGGCTGTGGGGGATGCGCGTTGCGGGGTCAATCTGACCTCCGCGTCCTTCTCTGATTCTGGAACTGTGGCAGCGGTGACAGTGAACCGGAAGATCACATATTCAGGCCTGACAAACTCAGCGGATGAGTTCTACACGCTGGGGAAGATCACTTTCCTTGATGGCCTCAACCAGTTTCAGGTCTTTGAGATCAAAGGCCATGCGGACGGTATTTTGGAACTGTGGACCCCTCCGCCATATGACATCGCGATCTCAGACACCTTTACCTTGACCGCTGGGTGCAAGAAGGACACAGGGGCTTGTAAAGACAAATTCTCAAATCTGTTGAACTTTCGGGGCTATCCATTCATCCCCGGTAATGATTACATCAACCTCGTAGCGGTAACAGGGGGCGCAGACCAAGATGGAAACAGCATCTTTGCATAGAGATCAGGTGGTTGAGATCACCCGGACTTGGTTAGGAACCCCCTACCGACATCAGGCATCATTGAAGGGCGCAGGCTGTGATTGCTTGGGCCTTTTGCGTGGGGTCTGGGAGGAAATCACAGGCGAGAAAGCCGAAGCCTCATCCAGATATAAACCCGATTGGTCTGAGAAGCGCGAGAAGGGCACCGATCTTTTCCTCCGCAAGGCCTTGAAATATCTTCAAGAGGTGAGTATTGACAATCTTGCCCCCGGTGACGTGCTGATCTTTCGGATGCAGCGGGACCGGGCAGCAAAGCATTGCGCAATTATGTCCCACAATGGTTACATGATTCATGCTATCTCAGGGCGGAATGTGGCAGAGGTCACACTAAGCCCATTGTTCAAACAGAGGATTGTGGGAGTGTTCCGCTTTCCGGGGGTAAAATAGTATGGCAACTCTGGTTCTTGGATCGCTGGTTTCCTCATCAGGCCTGACTGGTTTCAGCTTGTTCGCTGCATCCGTTGCCGCCTCTGCGGTTGGGTCATTTATTGATAGTCGCTTGTTCCCTCAGAACTTCCACTCCGAAGGGCCAAAGCTTGACAATCTGACTGTGACCGGAAGCTCAGAAGGCAAGACCATCAACCGCATGTTCAGTAAGATGCGAGTCGGTGGCAACGTCATCTGGTCTACCAACTTCAAAGAGACCGCTGTGACCACGACTGAGGGCGGTGGCAAGGGATTTGGTGGCCCTACCCAGACAGCCACCACCTACGCCTATAGCTTGAGCTTTGCAGTGGCTCTCACAGAGGGCGGAGCCTATGCAACTCTGGGCCGGGTGTGGGCAGATGGTAAGCTTCTTGATATGAGTAAGGTAACTCATGCCTTCTATCCGGGCAGTGAGACCCAGACCGCAGACGCCACAATGGAGGGCATTGAGGGCGCAGGGAATGTTCCAGCATACCGGGGCCTAGCGTATCTGGTCTTCACAGACATCCCCCTTGAGGAATTTGGTAACCGAATGCCAATGATTACCGCAGAGGTGACCAACCCAATAGCTGACCCAGCGGCAACATCCTTAGAGCAGAACATCTATGCGGTGAGCTTGATGCCCGGACAGGATGAGATTGCACTATCCAATGAGCCAGAAGTTATCGGGGATGACTACGGAAACGCTGCATATGGTAATATGCACCTTGGGTCCACAAACTCTGATCTGGTTGAATCTCTTGACCTGCTTCAAGCTGAAATCCCAAACCTTGGCCGCGTCAACCTCTTTGTGAATTGGTATGCGGATGATTTGCGGGCGGGCCTTCTGACCATCAAGCCTAAAGTGCAGAACAATGCCCAGATTGTAGCCCCCGATCCATGGGTTGTGAGTGGGGTGCCCCACAGCACAGCGGAGGTTGTCTCAGATAACTCGGATGGCAACGCCGCCTTCGCGGGCACCCCGTCTGATATCTCAATCATTCAAGCGATCACTGAGATTAACAACCGGGGACTTCAATGTGTTCTAAGCCCCCGGATCATTGTGGACGTGATAGCTTCTGATTTGCTGCCAAATCCTGATGGGGTTGGGACGCAAGGTGACTATCCAGATCGAATCAACATAGCGCCCCGCGCTGGCCAAGTTGTGGCTGATGAGATTTCTGCTTTCTTTGGCACTGCCACAGACGCGGATTTTGTTCTGAACTTTGGCACACCATCCATCACCTATAAGGGCGCGGATGAGTGGACTTATAGTCGGTTCATCCTGCACTATGCAGCATTGTCTCGCATAGCTGGGGAGGTCTACGGGTTCTCTCTGGGGTCAGGCCTGAAAGGCGTCACAACTGCATCAGACGTGGCGGGGACATACCCATTTGTGACTGACCTGATTGCAGCGGCGGCGGATGTCCGCCTTCTGGGTGATGGATACCAAGCGAATGCGTTGGATGTGGACCAAGAGATTGATGACCAAGGGACTACAACATTTGGTTTTGATGGGTCAGTGGTCCACAGGTATTTTGAAGACTGGACTGATTGGAACTCCACTGGGGTAAATGCATCTGTCAGCGCCTCATCTATAGAGTGTGGAGATGCAAGCAATCACTATTATGGTATTATGACGCGGGACTTCACCATTGCGGAACTTGGGCTGAATGCAACACTGGTTGATACCGGAGCGGCCACCATTGCCATCGCCTCAGAGGTAACTCGGTTGAGGGCTGGCGGCTCCAATGTAACACTGTTGACGCAAGTGTTTGCAGACAATGCAGGCGTCCCGGACTACCTGCCTACAAGACCAATCACTGAGACGGTCCACAATGTAACTGTGGGCACCAGCACTATAGGCCTTGCCGTTGCGTTGAATGGCCCCGCGTTCACAATCCCATCTGGCGCTCGCTGGATTCGGATCACCTACAATGTTCGGGATGCCCACTCCATCTCGCCAGTAAACGTGGTCCTCGCCAACTTAACAAACAATGCGCTGATTGGCTATTCTGCGGATTGGACTGAGTATCATTCCGATCATGGCAATGTGAACTCAACAGACGTATATTTTCATCTGGATGCACTCTGGGAAGACTCAGAGATTGGCTTCATTGGGATCAACAACTATGTCCCCCTGTCCGATTGGCGGACGGGCACCACCCACACTGACTATGATGCGGCCAGCGGGATCACCAATATCTATAACGCAACTTACCTCGCCTCACAGGTAGAGGGCGGAGAATACTATGACTATACTTACGCGAATGATGCTGCGCGACTTGCTCAAACGAGGGTTGCCATCGTGGATGCGGACCCCGCGCTTGAACACTGGCTCTACCGTCTCAAAGACTTTTCCAACTGGTGGGCCTCTGACCATCACGAAAGACCCCTTGGTGTTCGGGACGCCAGTGCAAATGCTTACACCAAATCAACCAAGCCCATCTGGTTTACTGAGCTTGGGTGCGCAGCAACGGATTTCGGTTCAAATCAACCGCAAGTTTTCCAAGACAAATACTCAGTCGAATCAGCAATCCCCTATTATGGGTCTGGGGCGCGTGACGATCTGATCCAGCGATCCTATCTTGAGGTGTCTCTGGACTATTGGTCTACCAATGCCCCATCGGGGATGCTGGCCGAAACTGCCACGCATGTTCATTGCTGGGACGCTCGCCCATACCCAATCTTCCCTAACCGGACTGATCTCTGGGCAGACGCTCAAGCTTGGGATAAAGGGCATTGGATTTCAGGCCGCTCTGGTTCTGTATCTTTGGCTAATCTAGTGACAGAAATCTGTGCCATCGGGGGCCTCACCGCCGCGCAGATTGATGTGACTGAACTGGTTGGTGGGCACACTGTTGTCCGGGGCTATCTGATTGATTCGATCATGTCCGCCAGAGAGATGATGACCCCACTGTTCTCCGCCTATATGTTTGATGGCTTCGAGTCGCAGGGGATTGTCAAGTTCACTCCGCGCGGGACATCCACAACTGAGCTTCTTACCGAAAACAATATGGTAATTGATGGAGGTAATGTGGGTGGCTATGAAATCACCCGCGCTCAAGAGACTGAGTTGCCCGGATCGGTTCGGGTGGCTTACATTGATGAGCCAAATGATTATCAGGTTGGTGCAACTGGTGGCATGAAGCTGGTGGGTGATAGCGGCAATGTCTTTGAGATGCGCTTCCCTCTCGTTCTGACTGAGGCTTACGCCCGGACGCTGAGTGAGATCATCATTCAAGAGACATGGGCTGCTAGGGAAAGCGGAAAGGTGGTCTTGCCCCCGTCTATGCTTGCCAAAGACCCCGGCGATGCAATAACCATCCCCATCGGGGACCGGGAAGTCAAAGCACGAATTACTTCCATATCTCGCGCTGGCCATATTGAAGTTGCCTTTGAGGGCTTAGAGGAATCACTTTACGATTCTTTGGATGTTGGTGCGCAGCGCAATGGCAATACCAGCGGTGTATCCGTCTTTGGGTTTGCCCAGTTGAAGATTATGGAGCTACCACTGGTCAACGGTGATGAGGCCTCTCCATGGGCACCAAGAGTGGTTGGCTATCAGAAGCCCTTCCCGCAAGCCATCGCCCTGTATCAAGACATCAGCGCAGCGGATGACCCTGCCAGCTATGAGTTGGCTAATCTTTTGAAACTGCCAGCCATCATGGGGGAGACAACAACCGCCTTGGCGAGCAATGATCCTTGGATTTTCAACCGCTCCAAAACTGTTGATGTGCTGCTATATGATTCAGCGGCAACGCTCTCAAGCGTGAGCGAGACCGAAGTGCTAAACGGAGCCAATGCTTGTGCATTCAAAAATGCCAATGGGGATTGGGAGGTTGCACAATTCGCAACTGCCACTCTTTCCGGCACAGTCAATGGTCTTCCAAAATATAAGCTTGGATCATTTATCCGGGGCCAGCTTGGGACCGAAGTGAACATTGATGCGTCTCTGGTCATTGGCTCAGAGTTTGTGTTCTTGCAGGGCTTGGCAACCTATGAGGTTGCGTTGTCTCAGAGCCAAAAGCTCTTTGCCACCCCCTACTTATATGGCCCATCCAACTTGGCCTTCACCAGCGACTTCTACCAAGCAGTCACTCACACTGGTGAAGCAACTGGCCTGAAACCTTATGCGCCTTCGGGATTAAAGAAAGTGCAAACTCTTGCCAGCACAGAGGTCACCTTCACTTGGTATCGTCGCACTCGATTTGATGGCGATGATTTTGATGCAGAGTTCACTCCGCTCAATGAAGAGTCGGAGCTTTACGATCTGGAAATCTATAACCCTTCTGGCCCAACACTTCTGCGGACTGAGACAGATTTGACTAGCCCAACCTTTACCTATACGACTGCGAACCAAGCAACTGATGGTGGAGCCTTGAGCGAATACATAATCAAAGTCTGGCAGAAATCTTCATCCATTGGCCGTGGTCGCGAAGCCACTGCAACATTCTAGGAACTCAAAATGGCAACCGCCCTATTCCAAATCAAGGCAATGGCTTCCAACCAAGCCCAGAAGTATGTCACCTTCAATGAGGCCATGGCGATGCTGGATGCCTCATTGCAGCTTGTTGTTGTGAACCGAACTACCACGGCCCCTCCGGGGTCTCCATCCGAAGGGGACAAGTATATCCCATTGGCAACAGCCACCGGGGACTGGGTAGGCCAAGAAAACAACATTGCCCTGTTTGTCAACGGTGAGTGGATTTTCCTCACACCAGAAGAAGGCTGGGAGATTTACGATCAGGCGCTGAATTCGTATTACACCTACGGCGGCGCGACTTGGGCAGACCAAGGGTCTCCGCCAGATGTGTCCGTTGATGGTTCCTTGGTCTTGGCCACGCCTACTGACATCAACTTCACAGGCTCCGCAGTAAGCGCGGTTGACGATAGTGATGGCACTGTGACAGTCACCATCGGTGAGATGGCTTTGCAGACAGACACCACCACCGCGTATGCTGTGGTGAACGCAGACTTTGATGGGCAAGTGGTCCATGAGCAAGACAACGCCGCTGCGAACACTGTTACTCTCAACACTGGCCTGACCAACACTGAGCCTTTCACAATCCTCCAAAAAGGTGCCGGGCAGACAACTATTGTTGCTGGTGTCGGGGTGACAATCAACTCCGCTTCGGGCAACCTTAAATTAACTGGCCAATTCTCATCTGCGGCACTCATCCCAATCGGCTCTGAGGTCTACTATCTGGTTGGAGACCTGTCCGCATGATAGCCCCCGGATTCTTAGGCGTTGTGGCGTCCGCTGGTGGCGGGGTGGCCCCAGTGCAAGAAGTTGCTGAGATGGCAGGCTACATTGTATCCCAAGTTGGGGTTCCGGGTCTGCTATCTGTCAGTGAACAAAGCACCTATCTGGTATCAGGGGTTGTTGTGGGTGGTGTGCTATCCGCCCATGAGACAAACTGTTATATAATCACAAACTAAGGGTAAAGATCATGGAAGTTCTTTTCGTATCGAACAACAAAGCGGACTGGGGTAACTCCCCATCCACAGTGACCACCTCTGGTTACTATGACAGTGCGCGGGTGCCTTACGCCATTGAGATTCTGCAAGGCGTCCAAGTAGCCATGAAATCTATGAACTTGGAACCCGCTGCTTCGGGGGACACAATTTGGTATCACTGGCGTCACAGGCTTGTCTCAAGCATGGGTTCCTCTCAGGATGGCGTCCTGATTTCTTTGAAGGACTCTCTGGGCGCTGTTATCATTGAGATTGACCTTCTCAATGGTGGTGCCGGGGCAAAGGTCTACGGGGATACCACTGTCCAAGGAACTTACTCCGCCGCGTTGAGCAATGGATCAAATCTGGAAATGGACCTTAAATGCGTGGTCAATGGCTCCGGGATCACAGCAACTTTTTATCTTGGACAAGTCTTGGTCGGAGCAGCAACGGCGCTCAACACTGGTGGCCTTGGCCTACCCCGCACTTTGACATTTGTGAACTCTGACTCGCTCACTGGATACGTCACTGAATTCTTGGTTGCAGCGGATGACACCCGGAACGCGCGGGTGGATCGCATAGACCCCTCATCTGAGGGGAACTATACCGCTTGGCCCAATGGGGCTTTTGGTGATCTGGGTGACGATGACGATAGTTCCGCCATGTCCACTGAGACCGCGACTGACCGCCACTCTTTCAACACTGACACTTACACCGGGGGTTCCAGCGTGGCCGCAGTTGTCCTAATGAGTCGGGCCTCTGCGGGTTCAGGCGCACCCCAAGACCTCACCCTGTCTCTGCGGATTGGCTCCACTGATTATGATGGATCAGCGCAGACGTTGACCACCTCCCTTGAAAACTATCTTGAGGTGTGGGAAATAGACCCATCAGATTCGCTTGCTTGGGATCAGACCGGAGTGAACGCAATTGAAGTAGGAATGCTCGCAAGCACATAGGAAAGTGAGATAGCAAAATGCCATTGATATTATCAGGACTTAATATGTCACTCTTTGCGAGAAGTCCTGCACTGAGTGGGGGTGATCCAAGTTTCGCATTTGTCTCTTTCCTGTGTGATTTTGAAGGATCAGAGGGCGGACAGGATGCAGTTGATCTAAGCAACTCTCCGGCGACAATCACTTGGGATGCTTCCGCAGAGGTGAACGCATCAGCGGTAAAGCTGGGGACCACTGGGCTAGACACTCCGAATGCTGACAACATCAGCATACCAAATGCACGGGGCAATTTTGGCACTGGTGATTTCACCATAGAGGGATATTTCAACGCCGAATTCTTCAACAGCACAAAGCAACGGGCACCAATGGGGACGCTTGCTTTTGCTGACACTGACTCATGGGCTTTGTGGGTTTTGGACAATGGCGATAATAATTATCTCCAATTCAATGTCCAAGACACCGGGGCATTGGTGACCGGGACAACCAACTTGGCCACTGACACTTGGTATCATTTTGCGGTGAGCAAGAATGGCACAACCATGCGTCTGTTTGTGGATGGAGTGATGGAGAACAAGAATGCCTCTGTAAGTGGATCACTTGCCATCGGTGGCACTGGCGCTATGCAGATTGGTGGGTGCAATGAGTCAAGTCGAGATTGGTTTGGATTTGCAGATGTGGTTCGGATTACAAAGGGCGTAGGCCGATACAATTCTGATACCAGCTTCACTCCACCAACTGAATTCTACCCCACTGATTAGGGGATACTTAAAGGAACACCCAATGCGTGATACAGCTTCTAAGTCTTGGAGACCCTTTGGTTTCTGGGCGCTAACTCTCAATACATCTTTAGGCTTTCCAATTCTGATCGCCGGAGTATACTTCAAACCCGAAGCACCATGGGGGACTTTGGCTGGCGCGTATGCGTCACTTCTCGCAACTTGGGCTGTTGCCGCAGGCATCCGCCAATGGGGCAAAAACGCTGGAACAGAGGAATAGACCATGAACTTTATCGGAAAAGCAAAACCCCTTGATGACATTGACCTCCCACGCATTGGTTCGCGTATTGGCGTTGGAGAGGATGTTGTCCACATGGTGTTTGATGTGGAGAGCGGTGGCCGGGGCTTCGACTCCAAGGGTCGCCCCAAGATGCTGTTTGAGCCTCACGTCTTCT